GCGGTCCCGGCAATGGGCGGTTCGGATCATGCACGAAGCGCAGCTGCACGAGGCTAGCTCCTTCGTCACCCTCACTTATGCGCCTGATCAGCTCCCGCTTGACCGATCGGTCAGCAAGCGGGCCTTCCAACTGTTCATGAAAAGGCTCCGAAAGGCCTATGGCGCAAAAATCCGGTTCTTCGCGGCGGGCGAGTATGGCGATCAGCTTGAACGCCCCCACTATCACGCGATTCTATTCGGCGTGGATTTTCCGGATAAACAGTTCCTCAAGAACACGCCTTCGGGCAAGCCACTGTATCGCGCGCCGTCTCTGGAGCGTCTGTGGCCCTATGGGTTCGCCTCTATCGGAACCGTTTCATTCGACTCCGCACGCTATGTTGCTGCTTACTGCGTGAAAAAGATCGGCGGCAAGAAAGCCGCGGATCACTATCGACGGGTAGACAAGGCAACCGGCGAGGTCTTTGACCTGGCGCCGGAGTTCGCTCTGATGTCTCGTCGTCCTGGTATCGGTTCCGAATGGTTCTACCAATACGGCTCGGACGTTTTCCCTTCTGACGAAGTGATCATGAAGGGTCAATCGGGGAAGCCTCCCCGGTACTATGACAAGCTTAAAAAAAATGCGGATGCCTCGGGTTTCGAGGTCATCGCTAAAAAGCGGGTGGATCGTGCCGCTGCTCGCTTTGATGAAAACGGACCGGCACGTCTGCGGGTGCGCGAGGAAGTCGCGCGTTCCCGCCTTAACCTTTACAAACGGGAGCTCTAAAATGATCCATCAAGTCTGTGCTGTGTTTGACAACAAAACCGCCGCTTATGCGCAACCCTTCTTTACGGTCAATCTGGAGGTTGCGAAGCGTTCGTTCGCGGCGGCCGCTCAGGATCCTGCACTGACCATCGGGAAATTCCCCACGGACTATTGTCTCTTTCATCTCGGTGAGTTCGACGACGAAACCGCTCAGTTCCGTATGCTTGTGGCTCCCGAAAATCTTGGCCTTGCGGCCATCTATCTCAACCAGGAGAAATAGCATGCATCGTAATCCCTCTGTGATGGGGCACTCGTTTAGCCAGGTGCCGAAAGCGGAAATTCCGCGTTCTGTGTTCGATCGTTCTCACGGTCATAAGACCACGTTCGATGCGGGCTATCTGATTCCGATTTATGTCGACGAGGCTCTGCCAGGCGACACGGTGTCGCTGTCGATGACGGCCTTCGGTCGGCTGGCGACGCCTATCTTCCCGATCATGGACAATATGTTCATGGACGTTCATTTCTTCGCGGTTCCTTACCGCCTGGTGTGGGACAACTGGGAGCGTTTTAACGGCGCCCAGCCGACGAGCCCGGATGATTCGACGGATTTCACTATCCCTCAGATGGTGGCGCCGGCTGGCGGTTATACCTATGGTTCCATTCAGGATTACATGGGTATTCCCACGGGTGTGGCCAACATCTCTCATTCCTGTCTGCCGCTTCGCGCTTATGCGCTTATCTGGAACGAGTGGTACCGGGATCAGAACATGCAGGATGCGATTGCCGTCCCGAAAACGGACGGTCCCGATCTCCATACGTTCTACGACCTGATGCGTCGTAACAAGCGGCATGACTACTTCACTTCGGCCTTGCCCTGGCCGCAGAAGGGCCCGGGTGTGACTATCCCCCTCGGGGGTCAGGCGCCGGTCGCCTATTTCGGGTCGGGTAGTGGCGATCCCGTTTCCGTACAGAATGGTCTCGGTAATGCCGTCGGTCTTTCTCTTTCGGCTTTGACCAATCCGCTTTACGCCGGTACGGGTGTGTCGCCCACTCCGACCAATCCGCTGTATGTGGACCTCAGTGAGGCCACTGCGGCGACGATTAATAGCCTGCGCCAGGCGTTTCAGGTTCAGAAGATTTATGAGAGGGACGCTCGCGGGGGTACTCGCTATGTCGAGCTGCTGAAGGCCCATTTCGGCGTCACCTCTCCTGATTTCCGTCTTCAGCGTCCGGAGTACCTGGGCGGTGGTACGGCGATGATCAATGTCTCGCCGATCGCCCAGACTTCGGGTACTCCTGCTGCGACGGGTTACACCACCACGCCGCAGGGTAATCTGGCGGCGGTGGGTACTGTTCTTTCCCGTGGTAACGGGTTTACTAAGTCGTTTACCGAGCATTGCATTCTTATCGGGATCGTTTCGGTGCGTGCGGACCTGACCTATCAGCAAGGTCTGGATCGCATGTGGTCTCGCAAGACTCGGTTCGACTTCTACTGGCCTGCGTTGAGCCATATTGGCGAGCAGGCTGTGCTGCAAAAGGAGATTTACGCCACTGGCGTGACTCAGGACGACGATAAGGTGTTCGGGTACCAGGAGCGTTATGCGGAGTACCGCTATGCCAGGAGCAAGATCACTGGCAAGCTGCGCTCCACCGATGCCCAGTCGCTCGACGCGTGGCACCTGAGTCAGGAGTTTTCGGCCGCTCCCGTCCTGAACTCCTCTTTTATCCAGGAGGACCCGCCCGTGGACCGTGTTATTGCGGTCACGGATGAACCGCACTTCATCATGGACACTTATTTCAAGGTTCGTGCGGCGCGTCCGATGCCGGTCTTCGGTGTTCCTGGTCTGATCGATCACTTCTAGGAGCGATCATGTTCGATTGGCTGACCCCCGGGCTCGGTAGTCTGATCTCGGGTGGTCTGTCCTTTCTTGGGGGTTCGCGTTCGAACTCCCAGGCGGGCCAGTCCGCCCTTTCTCAGATGATGTTTCAAAAGGAGATGAGCGACACAGCGCATCGACGTGAGGTGGCGGATCTGCGTGCCGCCGGCCTTAATCCGATTCTTTCCGCCAGGTATGGCGGTTCGTCGACGCCTGCGGGTGCGACCTGGACGCCTCAGAACGTCCTGGGTCCTGCAGCTCATTCGGCGTTCGAAACCTATGGAAAGCTTACGGAAGCGAGGGCGACCGAGCGCAATACGAAAATCAAGGAGCCTTTGGAAAAAGCCGCCGGCGTTGTGTCGTCGGGTATCGACGCTGTGCAGGCCGTGATTCCGGCTGTTTCGGCTGCGGTGCAGTCCGCTGTGGCTACTGCTCTCGACAAGGTCGAGGAGGTGAAGGGGACCGCTCTTGGTGTCGCTCAGATGGGGCGACAATCCGCTGAGGAAACGAAAGCGGTGGTTCGCAAGGTGCGGGAAATCGTCAATCAGCCGGGAGGCGTGGGCGTTTCTACTGCGCGTCAGATCGCGGAGGTGTTGTTCGAGCCTAATGTGCGAGGTAATTTCGCGGGCCGGCCGATGGATAATCTCCGTGCTATAGCCGGGATCAAGGATCCGGTTCTGCGGCGTCAGGCGTCTATTGCGCTGGAACGCCAGCAGATCCGGCAGCACAACCCGTCTTTCTCTCGGCACGGCTTCCGCTGATTCAATCTCTGCAAAACCGGTTTACGTTTCTAGCCGCTCTTGGCAAAGCGTAGGGAAATCGGCAGATGCAGACTAACCACTTACGAGGTAGCGATGCCCAAAAATAGTCAGAATTCTTACGATGATGTTCCGGCAGCGCAGACTCAAAAGGTCTTTCGCAATGCCTATTCCCCACGCAAGCGGGTAGTAACTCCGGTGGTCGGCGAGAGCCGGACCAAACAGTCCTTCAAGGACGAGTGTGATATCAACCGCATCATGTCCCGGTATCAGAATACCGGGGTCATGGAGTTCGTTAACAAACGGGAGGCCAGGTATGCCGACGTTACTGCGTTCGATTATCAGGAAGCCTGCAACCTGGTTGCGGGGGCTAACAGCATGTTCCATGACCTGCCGAGTGCATTGCGCTCGCGGTTCGATAATGACCCCGGCCAGCTGCTCGCGTTTCTGGACAATCCGTCCAATCTTCAGGAAGCCGTTTCTTTAGGTCTCGTCAATCCTCCGGCTTCCGTTCCTGCGGTAGGCTCACTCGGTGAGACAGCCGCTCAATCTGCTGCACCGCAGCAAGAGGCCCCGAAGGGGGCTTAAAGGCATATCTGATACTTGATATAGATATGCCAACTGACACCAAATGCTCAAGTCTCTGGTAATCTTCCTGGTACTGGACGTGGTATTTGATGTTCAGTTAAACACCAACCTCCTGAAAGGAAAGCAAAATGAAGCGGTACAAGCTCAACAAAGGCAAGAGCCGTCGGGCGTTCAGCAACAATGCCGGGATTCACCCCCGCAACTCGTCAAACCCGATGAGGGGCGGGATTCGCCTGTGAGATGCCCTGCTACAAGCCCCTCAGAGGCTTTCTAGGCGCTTCGGATGGCTCCGGAGGGGTCAGGGTACATTGGAGTCCTTCCAATGCAGCCAAGACCCATCTGGAGCTTCCTTGCGGTAGGTGTTTGGGGTGTCGTATGGAGCGGTCCCGACAATGGGCGGTTCGGATCATGCACGAAGCGCAGCTTCACGAGGCCAGCTCCTTCGTCACCCTCACTTATGCGCCTGACCAGCTCCCGCCTGACCGATCGGTCAGCAAGCGGGCGTTCCAACTGTTCATGAAAAGGCTTCGCAAGAGCCGGGAGTACACGGATGCACAGGGTAAAATCGTCAGGCCAAAAATCCGGTTTTTCGCGGCGGGCGAGTATGGCGATCAGCTCGAACGCCCCCACTATCACGCGATTCTATTCGGCGTGGATTTTCCGGATAAACAGTTCCTCAAGAACACGCCTTCAGGCAAGTCATTGTTTCGCTCAGCGGCTTTGGAATTACTGTGGCCCTATGGGTTCTGCTCTATCGGAACCGTTAGCTTCGACTCCGCACGCTATGTGGCTGCTTACTGCGCGAAAAAGATCGGCGGCAAAAAGGCCGCGGATCATTACCGCAGGATTGACAAAAAAACAGGCGAGGTCTTTGACCTGGCGCCGGAGTTCGCTCTCATGTCTCGCCGTCCTGGTATTGGTTCCGAGTGGTTCTACCAGTATGGTTCGGACGTGTTCCCCTCTGACGAAGTCATCATGAAGGGGCAATCGGGGAAACCTCCCCGGTATTACGACAAGCTGCAAAAAAATGCGGATGCTTCGAGTTTCGAGGCGATCGCCAAAAGCGCGTAGATCGTGCAGCTACTCGCTTCGATGAAAATGGTCCGGCACGGTTGCGGGTGCGCGAGGAAGTCGCGCGTTCGCGCGTTAACCTTTACAAACGGGAGCTCTAGAATGATTCATCAAGTCTGTGCTGTGTTTGACAACAAGACCGCTGCTTATGCGCAACCTTTTTTTACCGTTAATCTGGAGGTTGCGAAGCGGTCGTTCGCGGCGGCGGCGCAAGATCCTGCACTGACCATCGGGAAATTCCCGACGGATTACTGTCTTTTTCATCTCGGTGAGTTCGACGACGAAACCGCTCAATTCCGCACTCTCGTGGCTCCCGAAAATCTTGGCCTTGCGGCCATCTATCTCAACCAGGAGAAATAGCCATGCATCGCAATCCTTCGGTCATGGGGCACTCGTTTAGCCAGGTGCCCAAAGCGGAGATTCCGCGCTCTGTGTTTGACCGGTCTCACGGTCATAAAACGACTTTCGATGCGGGTTACCTTATTCCGATTTATGTCGATGAGGCGCTCCCCGGTGATACGGTGTCGCTCTCGATGACGGCGTTCGGCCGTTTGGCGACGCCTATTTTTCCGATCATGGACAACATGTTCATGGACGTTCACTTTTTCGCGGTTCCTTACCGCCTTGTTTGGGATAATTGGGAACGTTT